AGGCGGTAGAATAGATTTTTTATCTAACGGCTTTAAGTTACGCACAACATCAACCTCTTGGAATAATAGTGGCGGTACTTTTATATACCTCGCCTTTGCTGATCAACCTTTTAAATTTAGTAATGCTCGATAGGAGTTAATTATGCCGTGGAAATATTCAGGTCGAATCATACGAGTAGGAAAAGCGTGGGTCGATAACAACGGCACACAATATCCTGCTGTGTGGAGTAACTATAGCGCAGATGAAAAAGCTGCGATTGGCCTTACTTGGGAAGATGATGTTGCGCCGCACGACAACAGGTTTTACTGGGGGCGTGACGCTGATGGTGAGCTAATCCCTCGCTCTATTACAGACATCAATGAGGTTGACGAGGATGACAAACCAATCCTTGACACTGATGGCAATCAGCTTGTGACGAAAGGCTTGAAAACTTTAGCCATTGAAACAGCAAAAACACAAGCAGCTAGTTTGCTTGCTCCTTATGACTGGTACGTTATAAGAAACTCCGAAAAATCTACGGCAATTCCTAGCGAAATAACCACCTATCGTGATGCGGTTAGAACTGCTTGTGCCAACATTGAGACTGCAATAAATGCAGTAAAAACCCACGCTAAATTTATGGCATTATATGATGTGCCTGTTGATAGTGACGGCAACCCAACTGGCAATGCTCCAATCAATGACTGGCCTGACGCGCTTTAAGTAAAAATCGAGAAAATCATGGAGCCTATTTCTGCTGCGCTGACTGGAGCTGCGCTTCTCAAATCTGCTGTGTCTGGACTCAAGAGTGCCATTGGAACAGCCAATGACATGAAAGACATTGCCGGGTTCATTGACCAGGCTTTCCTGGCAGACAAGCAGCATCAACAAAAGAGAAACGCTAACGCTAATGTTGGTGCGCTAGATGGGTTTAAGGATGCTGCCAGCTCGGTGATTGAAAACCGGCTTCATGCCGAAATGATGGCAGAGGTTAGACAGTTAGTCCAGATGCGTTTTGGCGTGGATGCGTGGAATGAGATCATCCAGAAGAAAACGGCAGCTGAGCGTGAGGCGAAAGAGAGAGCGGCGGCGGCTCGTAAAAAGGCCGCGCGTAAAGCTAGAGAAACTGAGGAAGCGATTAAAACAGCAGCGGTCGTCGCCAGTATTGTCGCAGTCACGCTTGCGCTATTTTTTGGGTTAGCAATGACAATCGCGTCGGCTCAGAGGTTTGTCTTATGACGCAAAAAAAATTGCAGAAAGATAGTGCATACCAGCACTTAGATACAAACGCTGACAATATACTCTGTGACGATGAGATTTCTATGGCGCTAGAGTTTAAGCGCCGTGAGCTGGAAGATGCTGACGCTCGGCGCGACAGTATGCGTTACATGGCATGGTTCGCGCTGTTTGGCACGTTGAATTATCCAGCCGCAATATTGATTACAGCAATGCTTGGGTATGACAACGCAGCCCAATTAATCACTGACATAGCGCCAACCTATTTTATTGCCAACTCAGCTTTATGCGCTGCTTATTTCGGGGCTAACGCATACGCTGACAAGAAACCAAAAGATTAATGTGGCAAGCATTAGTCACCGTTTGCTTTATCGCAAACATGGACCAGTGCGTAGTCTTGGAAAGCCAACAGTGGTTTGAGACTGAGTTGAGCTGCAAGCGCAGAGCGCTTGAGATGGCTGGCGACGTTAACCAGTACATGAAATCACATAAACCTGTCAGATACAAATGCCGGTATCTGGCTGGGGGGATGTTAACAAAATGATTACAGCACTTATACCGGCAGTCAGTGGCATACTTGATAAGTTTGTTCCAGACGCCGACACTAAAAACAAACTGGCGCATGAAATCGCCACAATGTCAGAAAAGCACGCGCAAGAAGCGTTGCTTGCTCAGCTGGAAATCAACAAGGCTGAAGCTGCAAGCGGTTCCATTTTCAAGGGGGGATGGCGCCCAGCTGTGGGATGGGTATGTGCATTTGCTTTTGCGTACCATTTCATAATTAAAGACTTGATTATATTTGGAGCATCATTCGCTGGGTATGAATTACCAGAGTTGCCTGAGTTTGATATGGGTACGTTGCTTACAGTCCTTGGCGGTATGCTTGGGATTGGTGGACTCAGGACATACGAAAAGCAGAGGGGTTTGACCAAATGAGTTTGTATAGAAACATCCATGCTAAACGCAAAAGAATAAAGGCTGGGAGTGGTGAGAAAATGCGTAAGGCCGGCCAAAAGGGTGCGCCAACCAAGAAGAATTTTAAACAAGCAAAAAGAAAAAAAAGATGAAACAGAATTTTGACCAGTGCCTAACCTGGCTCCTGGCCCACGAGGGCGGCTTTGTCGATCACCCCAATGATCCTGGCGGCATGACCAACAAGGGCATCACAGGGCGCGTCTACGGTCAGTGGCTGGCTGATACGATGGACGTTGACACCGAAATCACTGAAGAGGTGATGCGTAATATTCCTGACAATCACGTCGAACAGATTTATCGCGAGGAATACTGGAATCGTGTAGCCGGGGACAATCTGCCGGCTGGCCTTGACTGGTCGGTGTTTGACTGGGCTGTAAACTCCGGCGTCGGTCGGTCAGCTCGGACGCTGCAAAAGATTATTGCCGTCACGGCTGATGGTGGTATTGGGCCGCAAACGCTAGCTGCCGTTGCGGCACACGACACCGAGCAATTGATCACCGATATGTATAGCCGGCGACAGGCTTTCTATGAGCGCCTAAAGACCTTTGAGCATTTTGGCAAGGGTTGGACTAGGCGCAACGAAGAGACGCTACACCAGGCTGTAGAGCTCTGCCGTGGCTAAGCGCAAAAAAAAATCCGTAAACCTGTCAGTGGGCCGGGGCGAGAAGCGCTCGGTAAAGCAGGGCGGTGGGCTCACTGCAAAAGGCAGGGCTAAGTATAACAAAGCTACCGGCAGTAATTTAAAAGCGCCGGTAACGGGCAAAGTAAAGCCGGGCAGCAAAGCTGCAAAAAGGCGCAAGAGCTTCTGTGCTAGATCCAGGAATTGGACTGGTCCCAGAGGGAAAGCCGCAAGGCGTAGATGGAAATGTTAACAAAGGAGACTGATCAATGCCAGGGCATTACGGAAAAGGAATGGGCGCCAAGAAAAAAAAGATGGGCAAGTTGACTGCAAAGCAGAAGACTTTGCCAAAAGCATTGCAATCTAAAATTATGAAAGCCAAGAAAAAGAAAAAGTAATGGCAAAGAAAAAAAGCACAGTCAACAAGGCTGGCAATTACACCAAGCCTGGGATGCGCAAGCGTATGTTTAAATCTATTTTAGCGAGCGCATCTTACGGCACTGCTGCCGGCAAATGGTCGGCAAGGAAAGCTCAGGCTCTGGCTAAGCGTTACAAAGCCGCTGGCGGGGGATATAAAAACTAATGCGTAAACCGCAACAGTCACTGAAAAATTGGGGAAAACAAAAGTGGCGCACCAAATCTGGTAAAAAATCTAGTGTTACCGGGGAGCGCTACTTGCCCGAGGCTGCGATCAAAGCCCTGTCGCCGGCAGAGTATGCCGCCACAACCAGAGCAAAGCGCAAAGCCAAACGGGCTGGCAAGCAATTCAGCAAGCAACCTAAAAGCATTATGGCTAAGACACGTCGATTTAGATAAATATTTTTTTGCCTACCCCTTGACGTTTTCCGTCAAGATACCCATATTAGTTGTGTAAGGTAATTCAACCAACGGAGACAGATAAAATGACAAACGAAGAGTTCAAAAACTTAGAACGCAACGCCGACGGCGACCTTGTTCACATCGACGATATTATCGGGCTTTTGACTGACGAACAAATCGAGTTACTTTCGGATGATGATTGGTCACGCTATAATGAGCCTATCTGCTAAGGGAGAAACACAAATGAAAACACCACAAGTTACACCCGATTGGAACACTGGCATCTACATTGGCAACGGTGTAGTCGCCAAGCCTAACAAGCCCGAAGAGGGCAAGCAGTATCGCCTGATCGGCGGCAGTGATGAGCCCAGCATTGCAAACGGTAATAGCTGGGCCGAATCAGAGATTGGAAAAACAAATGGATAAGATAGACAAAATTATTCGCGAAGCAGAAAAACAATCCAAGCGCGTGTGGCTAAGCGATGAGATTATTAAAACTGAGCTGAAAAAAATACGCCAAGGATTTGACAGGCAAAATAATTTATCAGTCGATCAGCTTACAAAGCTCAAGGTTTTGGAAAGCATATTTATAAACAGGCACCCCGGCTGGCAATGACGCCGCCACACAAACAAGACCCGCACTAGCGGGTCTTTTTTTTATGTCTGTAATGGAACGGCTCTGTCTTTTCACAGTGATCGTAGCTTTTCCATCTCATAAATATATATGTCTCAGGACGATCTACCGTGCCGTATTGATCAGGATCGGCATGGGCTCGCGGATCA